CGGTTCGGGTTTGGTTTGTACCGGAGATGCACCGTGGCGAGGTTGACCTGCCAGAGGTTACGTTTGAACCAGAGGATCCACCGTTTTGATAAGGGGTGTTAAATGCTTGAAGTTATAAGCCTTGGGGCAGGTGTGCAGTCGTCAGTCATGGCTCTTATGGCGGCAGAAGGTGAATTGCCGATGCCCGATTGCGCGATTTTTGCAGATACGCAGTTTGAGCCAGCCGCTGTCTATACGCATCTTGATTGGCTTGAGACGCAGTTGCCGTTTCCTGTTTACCGCGTAACTGCTGGAGACATACGAGAGCACCACGTCAGAGGTTATGGGACACGAAGCAAAAATAAATTTGCAACAATTCCTTTTTTCACCCCAGACGGGGGTATGGGTAGAAGACAGTGTACGTCTAACTATAAGATTGACCCTATTCGCAAAAAGCTCCGCGAGTTGCTTGGCCTCAAGTATCGCCAACGCGCACCTAAAAAGGTAGCTGTGCGGCAATGGTTGGGCATTAGCACTGATGAAGCGATGCGGATGAAACCTTCACGGGATGCGTGGGTAGAAAACGTGTGGCCGCTCATTGACGCAAATATGTCTCGGCAAGACTGCTTGCGATGGTTTGAGCAATATTACCCTAATCGCTCTTTAGCCAAGTCAGCCTGTATCGGATGTCCGTTCCATAATGACGGGATGTGGCGTGACATGAAAATTAATGACCCTGTTTCGTTTACTGAAGCAGTCGAGTTTGACCAAGCTATTCGCAACAGCGGCACAAGCGCGGAACAGTTCGTCCATCGCTCATGCGAACCTTTAAACGAGGTGGACTTCCGCAACCTTGAGGACATGGGGCAAATCAACCTGTTCAACGAAGAATGCGAAGGGATGTGTGGTGTCTAATATTACAGACCAGCATGAAACCATCCTTGGGCCGCCCGGCACGGGCAAGACCCAGACCAACTCCAACAAGATCAGGGATTGCATTGAACAGGGGATTTCCCCAGACCGCATTGCTTGCGTTTCCTTCACCCGCAAGGCTGCAAAGGAAAGCCGCGATCGAGTATGCAAGGATTGGGGAATCGACGAGCGCGACATGCCCTACTTTCAGACGCTTCACTCCATGGCTTTTCGGGCTGGCGGGTATAGCTCAGATGAGGTTGTAGGCCCCAAGGAGATGATTGAGATCGGAGACGCTGTTGGTATTCCCTTCGGGAGCAAAGGGAAATCTGACATTGAGACGGACTTTGACACCGTGGGGGTAGCCAAGGGCGACTTCTACATGAGCCAGTATCACTTATCCCGCAGCAAGGGCCTGACTCTGGAAGAGATGCATAGGCAACTGGCCGACTACAACGTCGATTGGTGCGAGCTTAAACGTCTAGTGGATGCGTACAAGGACTACAAGAACGCCCGGAAGAAGATAGACTTCACAGACATGATTGATAACTTCATCAAATCTGGAGAGGGTCCGGAGATAGAGGCTTTGTTTGTAGATGAAGCACAGGATCTTTCTACCCTTCAATGGTCCATGGTCGATGTACTAAGGAAGAAGCCCCGTATCCAGGTGTTCACGGGTGATGATGATCAAGCCATCATGGGTTTTCAGGGTGCAGATGTTGAAGCGTTCCTTAACGCGACAGAGAAGAAAACGGTTTTAGAGCAGTCCTACAGGGTTCCCCGTTCTGTCTGGCAGGAGGCGCAGAACATCGTCAGTCGGATAGAGGGCCGGGCGCCGAAGTCGTGGCGACCCAAGGAAGAGGACGGCACTGTCCAGTTTCATCAGAACATTTGGGATGTACCGCTGCATGAGGGTGAGTGGTGTCTTATGGCTCGAACGAACCGCATTGCCTCGCAGTATGCCCAAGCTTTACGGGAGGAGGGTTGGGTCTACAGCCGCAATGGCCACCCCAGCATTCCGGCTAAAACCTATGAGGCACTACACGATTGGGAGGAATGGGCCAAGGGAGAGCCGCTGACGCCCACGAAGGTTAGAAACGTCTACGGGTTCATGAATATGGGGGAAGGCTACTCTCGCGGCTTTGGGCCGCGTTCTGGAGCCCTCATGGGCTTGAACAGGGAAGCACTAATCAGTATGTCGGAAGCCCAAGAGAAGATGGGGCTTCTTGTAGACGGTTCTGTTCGGTGGCATCAAGCTTTGGGAAAGATTGATTTAGACACCAAGAATTATGTTCTGAACGCGCTGAAGCGCAAGGATAACGTCCGTAATCCACGGATCAAGGTCAGCACGATACATTCAATGAAGGGTGGCGAATCCGACAATGTTCTGGTGGTGCCTGATTTGTCCTACGCGGCGCACAAGGAATACCAGACGAACCCTGCGACAGAGCATCGGGTATATTATGTTGCGGTCACCAGAACCAAGAAAGCACTTCACATAATGCTGCCCCAAACCAATAGGAACTATCCGTTATGAAGCCTGTCGATATACTAGAAACGGCGGCATCCCTTGTGGGTGGTGACCGGGCGCAGCAATACGGCGATTACACCGTGCTACATCAGAGAGTTGCTGATCTCTGGGGCGTATATCTAAAGACTGAAATAAAACCAGAAGATGTGGCGTTTTGCATGGCTTTGTTGAAGGTGGCTCGTAATGAGGTGGGACAAACCAAGTCCGATAATGGTATTGATGCTTCTGCATATGTAGCCCTGTGGGCAGCTATATCGGAAGATAAAAACCATGCGTGAGGATCTGTTTGACGAGACTGTCTGGTTCCCCCCAGAGCATCTCCCAGACTTGTCCGGCGAGAAAATTATCGCCATAGACACTGAGACACGAGATCCTCACCTACGAGACTTGGGGCCAGGGTGGGTTAGAAACGATGGAAACCTTATAGGGATTTCTGTTGCCGCCTCTGAGTGGAGCGCCTATCTGCCTATAGCCCACGAAGGTGGTGGGAACATGGCAAAAGACCTCGTACTCAGGTGGCTCCAAGACCAGTTGAATCACGGAATGTCCGTGGTGTTTCACAACGCGCAGTACGATCTAGGTTGGCTTCTAAGCGAAGGTATTGAAGTCAAAGGTAAGGTACTGGACACCATGGTCGCGGCACCGTTGGTAGACGAGAACCGTTTCAGCTATTCTCTGAATGCTCTGGGATCTACCTACCTTGGAGAGCGGAAGGCGGAGGAGGATCTACGGAGAGCGGCCAGTCAGCATGGCGTAGATGCCAAGGCTGAGATGTGGAAGCTTCCGGCGGAGAGGGTTGCGGCCTACGCTGAGAAGGATGCGACACTCACTCTAAGTCTCTGGCACGTTCTGCATAAGAAACTGATTGAGGAAAACTGCGAGAAGATCCTTGATCTGGAGTTGTCTCTGCTTCCTATGGTGTTTGAGATGAAGCGCCGGGGTGTTCGGGTTGACGTGTCCAAGGCGGAACAAACAAAAAAACTTCTGACGGACAAGGAAAACAAGCTTCTCAAGGAGGTTTTTTCTGAATCCAAGGTTCATCTGGAGCCGTGGAATGCTAGGAGCCTGGCCACGGTGTTTGATAGTTTGGGGTTAAGCTACGAACGCACCGCCAAATCTGACACACCTAGTTTCACCAAACACTTTCTGAAAACTCATGAGCACCCAATTGCACAGAAAATCCTGGAGATACGCGAATACAATAAGGCTAATACGACCTTCGTTGATACAATTCTTAATCATCAGCATAATGGCCGCATCCACTGCCAGTTTAACCAGTTGCGCTCAGATGAAGGTGGGACTGTGTCAGGGAGATTCTCCTCCAGTAATCCGAATTTGCAGCAGGTTCCCTCCAGACATCCAGAAATAAAGTCTCTTATTCGCGGACTGTTTATCCCGGAGGACGATTGCCGCTGGGGAAGCTTCGATTACAGCGCCCAAGAGCCTCGATGGATGATGCACTACGCATCCCTTACTCCGGCCACCAAGGACAACGAAAAGGTCAAGGAGATTGCGATACAGTACCAGAACGACGATTTGGACTTCCATCAGATCGTTGCGGACATGGCTGGTGTAAGCAGAACACATGCCAAGACAATCAATCTTGGAATAATGTACGGCATGGGCATTGGTAAGTTGGCGCAGACCTTGGGTGATATACCCTTTCAGGAAGCCAAGTCTCTTCGGAACGAGTATGACGAGAAGGTCCCGTTTATCCGCGCCTTGGCCTCTGCGGTGATGGACGCGGCGTCTCGGCGCTCAGAGGTGAGAACCTTGCTGGGAAGAAAGTGCCGGTTTCCTATGCGGGAGTTAAAGGGTTATTCCAAGGAGTACAAGAAGCCTATTCACGCGGAGAAGCTGGAAGAGCGTTGGGAAGATGTTCTGAACACGCCTGTTGAGGAAAGAGACAAGAACTGGGCCAGCATGAACCCTGAGAGATATCAGGTTGCCTTCGTATACAAGGCTTTGAACAGATTGATCCAAGCTTCGGCGGCCGATCAGACCAAGCAAGCGATGAAAGACTGCATGGACCATGGACACTGGCCTATGCTCACGGTTCATGATGAGCTTTGCTTTTCGATAGAGAGCGATGAGCAGGTGACGGAGATCAAAGGCTTGATGGAGGATTGTGCGCCGGGATTGGCTATACCGTCCAGGGTCGATGTAGGGTTAGGCGAGAACTGGGGTTCAGCGAAGTAATTTACGTTCCACCTAACGGGATGGTAACTTGTCCACCAATGTTACTGTCTCCAGGCGTTCTTCTGTAGTTAATTCCCAAGTTACCTATACCGTCAAACACGGGTGTATTAAGTCCTGCATTAAACGAGGTGGAGTCTGGACCACCCTCTATTAGATTTCGTTGTGCTCCCAGATTTACATTATAGTCATCCGACACGGGTGTATTAAGTCCTGCGTTATATGAGGTGGAGTTTGGATTTTTCTCTAAGCCTAAATTTACGTTATAGTCATCCAACACGACTGTATTAAGTCCTGCGTTATATGAGGTGGAGTCTGGACCACCCTCTATTAGATTTCGTTGTGCTCCCAGA